CCTCTTTGAAAAATGTATGCGTGGTGATACCAGTGATAATGTCTTCTCGGCGTATCCAGGTGTGCGTGTTAAAGGCACAAAAAACAAAGTGGGCCTTACTGAAGCGTTCGAAGATCGTAACAGCAAAGGATTTTCGTGGAACAATCTCATGCTTCAGAGATGGACTGACCACGAAGGTGTAGAACATCGAGTATTAGAAGATTATAATCGTAATCGTCAATTGATTGATCTTACACAACAGCCCGAAGACATTCGAGCAATTATTAACAACACCATTTTATCTGCTACACAAGAAGATAAAAATATTAGTCAGGTCGGTATTAGACTTATTAAATTCTGCAATTTATACGATCTTAAAAAGATCTCAGATCAAGCACAAGTGTATGCCGAGCCGCTTAATGCGAGATATAGTAATGAAACTAAAACGTTGTCAGTATGATGACACATGCAATAGTAGTACTACCTGTGAAGGACCAAATATGACAGACTTACATGCTAAACCGGTTATTGAAAATAAATTTTGGATCGTTGAAAAGGACGGAGAAAAATTTGCCACTCTGAGAAAGAGCGATGATAACAGATTTGTTATGAGTAACGAAACCGGAATTAAAATTTATGACACACGGAAAAGCCTAACCGATCAATTCGGCAAAGACTTCTTTGTTGCTAAAATTATCAAAGAAGCAATGAACGCTCCGATACAAGAAGTACATGGTTATCCTAGTTCGTGTATTCCACATAATCCAATGTACGACATTAAAAGAAAGTTACCTCTCTTTACTAAAAGCCAAGATAGTAAAAGTGTATATTGTGCTGGATATTATGTTATTCGATTTGACAAAGGTTGGGTTAAAAGTCATTGTCCTAAATTAATAACTCTTCAACGATACGAATATCAAGGTCCGTTTAAAACAGAACTTGAAATGAAACAAAGGTTATCAAATGTCTCGAAATGATCTTCCGGTTAAATTAACCAGTGTTGAAAAAATAGTACAGCGATTAGTTGCTGCCGAAAAAACCAATCAAAAAGAAATTAGGCTTTCTGTTCAAGAAGCTCGTGAAATCGTAACCGATCTTAGTGTATTAACATCTAAATTGGGCAAACACATCGAAGATATACATCAAAAATTAGATAAAATTGAAGTTGCGAATGCTCAACTTAATGTACAGATGGACGGAGGCACGTTCTAAGAAGATAAATATATGCGTGTATTATAAAAGAGAAATTTGATGAGCAGACCAAAACCTAAAGTGTTACTTGAACATGCAAATAAAGAAACTTATAGAATAGAACAGGTTCTCGAGTCTGAAGCCATTTGGGCTGTATTTTATAAAGGTCAGCCATTTAATCTAAAAAGTGGTAGTTTAGTTTCAAGTTACCCTGGTCCTAAATATAAAAAAGTTTCTTTTTCGAATCCTGGTCACGCTAGAAATCTTGCAAAGAAATTGAATAAGATGTTTAAAACAGAAGATTTTAAAGTTTGCAAATTAACATCCGGTGAAGTTGTCGAGAAGTAATGAATAAAAAATATGCTTTTACAGAGACATTCTTAAAAGCTGCTAATATAAATCCAAACAGCGATTTAATACAAGAAAAAAAACTCCAATGGTGGTTCAATGTTCGTGACAAAGACGAAGGGGGTCTCCGTCTAACAGAAGATGGAATTACCTTTGTTCAAACCGATGCCGACATCAAAACATACACAATAAAATTTCCCGGGCATGTAACTTTAACTCCTCAAATTCTTGTTTGGTTAGATCAACAAATTAAATCTCCATATCACGTTACTAAAAAAGAAATAACCGTTCTTTCCGAAAAAGATGCTTTTGAGTTATATTTGTTTTCTGGTGATGTAAGAAAAATGGGATATTCCAAAGCACTATCAAAACGATTAAACCAAGAATAACCGTCCCTAATCGCAACAGGTTTAAATATTACGCTACTATGATTACTATAAATCCTTTAGACCATCTTAATAAAAGAAAACTGAATTGGATCCCTGTTCAATTTTCTAAGACAAAACTCTCTCAAATTTCAAACATTGAGAAAGTGGATGAATGGATTAAATATCGCCTTAGTGGGCGGTATTGTATAGCATCATATCCTCATCTCGATCGAGATGACAAAACTAAAACAGCCACTTTTGTGGCCTTTGAAGAAGAAAAAGAACTAACATACTTTATGTTAGCATGTCCATACCTAAGGAGTATTTAAATGACAGACGAAGTTAAACAAAACGAAGCAGAAGCACAGAAGCAGATGGCCGCTCAACCTCAAGCTGAACAGCCAAGTACTGATCTAACAATCTCAGATCTAAATGCTTTAAAGACAGTAATCGACGTTGCTACACAACGAGGTGCGTTTAAGGCAGCAGAAATGGAAGCAGTAGGAAAAGTTTATAATAAACTAAACAACTTTTTAGCAACAGTAGCACCTGCTAAAGAAGGACAATAATCATGAAAACATTAAAGCATATCGGTAGAATTAAATCAACCGGTGAAAAAGTTCTAGTAGCATTTAGAACAATCCCAGGAGATTCGTCGTTTGCTCTTGTTGTTACTGTTGGCTCTTTAACAGCACCGCAACACGATGCTATCATAAATCTTGTAGAAACTGATCAAGCCCAAGAAGCATTTGAATTTGGTGAAGTGTTAGCTATTAGGCATTTTCCAGAAGGCGGGCTCATGTTACCGGTGTTAAGTCAATTAGGAAAACTACAAAAAATAGGAACTTCGGATATATTGATTACACCAACATCCGACGAAGGTAAAACGATTCCGTTAAGTGATCTTAACACAATCATTGCCGAACAAAAAAACTGTGCTGTTGATGATTTGTGTAATTTTGTTTCGGGCGCACCATCAACTGAAGTTCGAACTGCTGCAAAAGTTAATGAAGTTCCTAAGACCGAAGAACCAGCTAAAGCAGAGTCAGCTGTACTTAAGGCAGCAAACAATGAAGTTTTAGATGACAAGTCCATTGCTCGTTCTTATCGTAGTCAAGCAGATGCTATGTATAAAGAAGCTGCTAGACTACGTAAAGAAGCAGATTCTTTAGATCCACCTCAGAAGAAAACTACTTCAAAGGTAAAAGAAACCGAAGGTGCCTAAAAGACTATTCAAGCCACCGAAAGACGTTATCCAAGAGTGGCCTGAAATCTTTGAAGACCTTTATATGAGCACTATTCCTATTTCATATATGCATAGTGTGGAAATAGAGTTTGACGATGGCAGGATTTGGGAAATTAATGTCGCTGAACAACTAGAACTAAACGAAGCTGAGATTGTGGCGAAAAAGTTAATCGAAGCATTCAGAGAATATCAAAACGAAATTCATAATATGAATTTTAGAGTAGATATCGAAAAATTAAAAAATGATGTAATTAATTCAACGAAAGGTATACTAGGTAACAAATGAATGTTAAACTTTTATCATATTCCCAACCAACAGGCGAGTTTGCAGATATGGGCCTCACAGATGCGCAAGAACTCATTGCGTATTGCGCCCGTGTCAGCAATCCCAGCAACCAGTTTAACACCGAGACATCAGAAAAACTCATCCGATACTTGGTCAAACACGCACACTGGTCACCACTCGAAATGGTCTCAGCCTGCATTGAAATCGAAACCACAAGAGACATCGCAAGACAAATCCTTAGACACAGAAGTTTCAGTTTTCAAGAATTCAGTCAGCGATATGCTGACCCTACTAAAGACCTCTCGTTTGTGGTTAGAGAAGCACGAAAGCAGGATCCAAAAAACAGACAAAACTCGATCGCATTGGAGCCGACAATCGGCGATGCGATGTTACAAGACCAATGGAGAGATAAACAGCTCGAACTTATCAAACTTGCAGCAGACACTTACAAGTGGGCTGTCGATAATGGCATAGCTAAAGAGCAAGCTCGATCTGTTCTACCGGAAGGTAATACAGTGAGTCGCTTGTATATGAATGGTACATTACGTAGTTGGATTCACTTTATTCAATTACGTTCTGGAAACGGCACACAATTAGAGCATCAACAAATTGCCATAGCCTGTGCTGAAGTAATTACTAAAGTATTTCCTATGAGTAAGGAATTCGTTGAAACAGATCAATAATTTTTACAAAGATTATAAAACTCTGTCATTTCGGGGAACGTTTTTAAAAAATTCGTTCCTCGTCTCTTATCGTGTTC